CATCTTCTTTATTTTCGGGTTCTTTCTTCTGGGGCTGCTTGTTAAATATACTGTCCCAGTTGTCCGAGTATTTGTCGTAGTCTGGGATAGGTCGTGGTGCGCTGCCTTTGCCGCTCATTCCTCAGTCTCCACTTTTTTCTTCGACTCTAAGAACATTTTAATCAGATCAAAACGTTGTTTTGCAGCCTTCTTATCCTTACCCAAAGCCAAGTTCTTTAGCATCTTTCTCCTCTTCCTCGATACCTTATTCATTAGTGTATAGCACCTTCCTCAACGGTAGACATAAGTACACTGGCCTTGATAAACTCCATTAGGTATATCATATTAGCAGCGTCTAAGTCAGTTGCGATTTTAGCCATGCCTTGGTCATCCTCAAGGATCATAACAAAGTTACCCCTAACATCACTCTCGATGCCTATGCACTCTTCAGTCGCCAATACTATCTTCTCTGACAGTGTAGGCTCCTCTGTGTCATCAGCGCCGCCACCGAACTTCCCGTCAATAACTTTCATGTTCAATCTCCTTGATGAGGCGCTGAATGTACCAGATGGCTTTGTTTAGGTCTTGTATTTCTTTCTGCTTATACTTGTAGCGATGTAGATACTTGATGGCATTGCCTTCTAGGTATGACTTAACATCCTCAGTCTGCTGTGCAATGTATTCAATACACTCTACGCCGCCGTTGTTGTAATGTGCTGGCTTGGTAACTGCATCCCACTCAGCGGGTGTAGCATCATTAATACTCATTGTCAATGTCCTCAAATAGCTCTATGTTACTGAGGAACCTGTCCTCAAACCGATCCAGTATGTCAGCTTCCGAAATATTCAGAAGCTCACACAAGGTAATAACATCACACCCTCTTATAACTTTTTCTCTCAGTTCGTCAAGTGTCCAAGTCATTTGTTATTCCTTACTATATATTGTAACATATCCTCGATGGTTTGTAAAGTAAAATGTGCAAAACCCTCTTTGTCACACCACTGTCCCATAGTCATCTTTGACCCCTTTCGTAGTTTCTTGTTAGCGTCAGAGAATACAAATATCAGCTCCTTGTCGGGGTGCGACTTCTGTATCGACTTGTACTTCATCGTGTCCCCTACTCGAAAGTATCCCTTACACTCGATTAAGTAATGCTCATGTACAAAATCAGGAGTATACTTACGCTCCATAATGTACGGTAAAGCGTACGGTTCAAACTCAAACATCTTCCGAGGTGTGGCCTTGGCAAAGTTCTGCTCAAGGCCACTTCGGTAGATGCCATAGCTTTTCTTGCTAGGCTTCTTCAAGTTTAATCTCCATGACTTTAGGTTCGTTTACGACCTTGCTTAAAAACTTTGGACCCATAGAATAGGCAAAGGCCCTTAAGTCTGGGTAACAATGTTTTTTGTATTGACAATACGAACATTTTATACCGAGCTTTAAGTTTCCTGATTTTCCATCTGGCACTGGTTCCACACAATATGCTGTTGGCTCTTCCAAGCCTACTAACTTTTTTACGTGGCGAACCCTATCGCGTATGTCACCCTTGATAAACTCGTAGATAGGAGCCTGTGTGTCCTCTAGGTCGTACTGTAGGAAAGTAAGGTGTCCGTTCTGCTTGTCCATAGCCAGCCAACCGATCTTTGTCTCGCCCTCTGAATGGGCGTAGGCTTTGATCTGATCAACGTAGCCAAAGGCATCATCCATAGCCAGCGTACCGTCCTTAAACTTCTTAAACGCAAAGCTGCTGGTGGATTTAACGTCAGTAACGATACCGTCAATCTTACAGTCCATATGACCTACGATACCCTCTACCTCACAGACCTTCTGCTCATCCGTCACAGAGTGTCCTGACAGGCGCACAAGGAACAGCAGCATCTCCTCAATCAAGTGTCCGTACATGAACTTGACTAGGTTGTGGGGCTGCATCTTCTCGCCCTTGGTCTTGTTAAAGTGATTCCACAAGTACCGATCATCACGACCAATGTTTGACAGGCGCAGCTTGCGGCCATCGTAACCTTTGGAAGGTCCAAACTCTTTCTTCATCAGGTCCTTAACAGCTTCACCGAACTTGTCAATCTCTGCGTTAACATCCACGGAGCTGTCGGCTTGCTTAGTCTCCATCAGCTTATAGATGTCATCCACTAGAGTATAGATTGTTTTGTTGCTCATGCGATATTCCTTAGTATTTTTCTGGCTTCACGCTTGGAGCATTTAAACCACTCATTACGCTGTTTAAACTGTGACCCAAAGGCTACATGGGCCTCAGCTTCCTTCTCGTTACGATTGTCAACATCAACGGCCATGAGCAGCTTGTAGTTACGCAGTGGGCTGCTGGTCTGATAGTTCTTCAGCCGATCCTCTGCGTCTACTGCTTTGCCTATCTTAATCCACTCAGGCCATGCTGGATTGTACATAGCGTATACCTGACCCCTGGGGTTGGCCTTATAGTTCGTAAGAGAACTGAATGCTGCGTCCTCAAACGACTCATAACGTCCAGCCTTATGCAGCGGATGTGATTTAGGTATGTACTTACCATCAACAAACATCCGAGTAGTGTTCTTCCTCATGTGCGCCTCAAGGGAACGCTTGCCACCATCGGATGCGCCAACGTAGAACTTCTTGCCGTTCTCCTCTATAATGTTAGTTTTGTATGCGTTAGTGTGTGTCTGCCCAGCTTTTGCCATATTTGTATTCTCCAGTGAGAGGACAGCGCAGGTCATAATGTAATCCGGCTGCTTCGATACACGATACCGCAAGCCCTCCGAATTTGTCTGCCTGTGCTGCCTTTACCTCTGTTTGTATTTCATCGTGAATGTTACCCACGAACTTGTAGTCCAGCTTCCAAAGTGTTGCATACTCGTCGAGCAGTTGCAGGGCTTTCTTCATAACGATAGCGCCCGCAGACTGTAGCAAAGTATTTAACGCCGCGTGTTCAGATCGAATGAAGACCTTCCGTCCATCCAGTCCAAAAACATAGCCTCTTCCAGCCGCTCGTCCAACTCGTTCTCGAAGGTCTCCAAGAGCAGGCGTATTGCTGAGGAACTTTTCTTTAAGTCGTTTACCATGTCGTGCAGTGCCGCCGACGATGCTTCCGATTTTAGCGTCTCCGGCTCCGTAAAGGAAAGCGTATATGAAAGTTTTTGCCTGATCTCGAGATTCAAGGCCCGCAGCCAACTGGTTTGCCTTGTGTATATCTCCGCTGAGAATTTCATTAGTGTAAGCCTCATCGTTCATGTAGTGAGCCAACATACGCAGCTCAAGGCCACTGGCATCACAACCGACCAATACTTTGTCGTCAGGCACTATCCATACGCTTCGGCATTGTTTGCCGTAAGGGGCGTAGACAGCAGGTACTTGTGCCATGTTAGGACTACTGTGTGTCATACGACCAGTCACTGCTCCACAGGAGTTGACATAGCCATGTACACGTCCGTCTTCCTTAACTGCGTCTACCCAGCTTTGTACTTGTGCAATGCGCTTCTGCACCATCAGATACTCTGCAATCAGAGCGGCCTCAGGTATGTCAGTCACAGTGGACAGTACAGCTTCATCAACAATAATGCTGCCCTTATCAGTAGTCTTTGTTGGCTTCCAACCAAAGTACTGTAAGTAACGTGCAATCTGCTGGCGTGAGCCTAAATTAAACTCAGGGTAATCCAAACGACTAAATGGTCCAGCTACAGTTAGCCACGCTTCGCCAAGGAACTTAAGGCCGACAGTCGAGAGCTGACCATCTTTCTTAACCTTGGGGGTAATCTCTTTGACAAACGTCGGTAACGGTTTAAATACTTCATGTACTTTGTCTTCAAGTTCAAACTTCTTCTCCTTAAGTTCTGCCAGCAGCATGAAACAGGCTTCCTGATCCAGCAACCAGCCGTTGTCTATTTGCTGCGTAATGATACCGTACACTTGATTCTCGAGACTAATGCTGCCATCTCCAAAGTCGCTAATCTCGTGCTTGAGTCTCTTATACACCAGTTCATTAACTGACACGTCCTGTACACAATAGTCCAGCATATCCATTGAAAACGCAGACCAATCCTCATGGCTGCCCTTTTTATTCCCGAGTAAAGTACCCCAATCATCTAATGAATGCCCTCCACGTTGTGGGTTAGCAAGTCTAGACAAAACAAGTGTGTCCGTGATCTTACAGTGGCTGAAGTCAGTCTTAAGCAATCGCTTTAGCACTGGTATATCATAGCCAATAATGTTGTGACCAATGACCTCATCATAGCCTTTGACTAGCTCGTTGAACCCGAGCAGAGTATCACCGTAGAACTTGTAGACTTCACCAGTCTGCACGTCCTTAGCGACTATGCACCAGACCTGAGTAGGCTTCAGGCCATCGGCTTCAATGTCAAAGACAACTTGCTTCATTAAAACTCACTCTCGTTGCTTTCGGTGGGGCAGGCCACTTCTGACATACGCCCTGTGTGTTTATCGTACCTCAGCCAACAGGCAGGGCCTGTGAGACCAGAGAAACGATTCTTTAGAACGCGGACAGTCGTAGTATTACGAATCTCCTCATCCTTATGTTGCTGGTCACGCTCAAGGCCGATAACAATATCGGACAGCTGAGCAATCGCAGCGGAGCCTCGAAGCTCTGACAGGCTTATCTGCCCGCCTTCCTCATGCCCCTTCTGACCACTAGGGCGACGAAGGTGAGACACTAGGAATAGCCCTACGCCAGTCTCCTGCACAATCGTGCGTAGCTTGGTCATAATGCTATCGATAGCCTTGCGTTCATCGGCTATCTCTTGGTCACTTACGATGATGCTCAAGTGGTCCAAGATAATCCACTTACAGTCTAAACCTTTTGCCATGTATCGAATGCGGCTAAACAGGTTATCCTCATCAGTGGAACCAAAGTGCTTCCAGAAAAACACTCGACTTGCATCAAGCTTTTTGAGCCACTCGATCTTTTCTGCCTTTGAAGCCTCCGGCAGGTGCAAGGGCTTCTCTGCCATTATCGATGCAATCCCTAGACCTGATCGCTTGGGCACTTCCTCTAATGCCATGACTCCGATATTGTCGTCAGTGGTCGTGTAGAGATAATGCTCTAGCTCCCGCAGTATCTGTGACTTGCCCATGCCTGACCCCGAAGTGATAGTCACCAGTTCGGAAGGTCTAAAGCCATAGGTAAGCTCATTCAAGCACTGCCATGGGTAGGGAATCGAATTGTCTTCCTCCTCTTCCTCTATCTCCCGAATAATGTCATCAAATGTAACAATGCCATCAGGCCGATAACACTTAGCATTCCACCACTCCTGTGTAAACTCTCTGACCTTACCGGCCTTTAGCATCTCTCCGGCATCCTTCAATGCCAGTTTGACATTCTTGCCCTTGTTGGGGCTAAGTAGTGGCATGACTGCCTGTGCCGCGTCCTGTCCAGCCTTATCATTATCAAAGCAAACGACTACATTCTCGAATGATTCAATAAACTCTAGGTTCTCTTTAATGTCCTTGGCGGCAGCAGCTGCTCCGGAGCGAATGGATACTACGGGCCACTTGCCGTCGAACATTTCCGACACTGCCAGTGCATCCGCTTCTCCCTCAACTATGGTTAAGTACTTACCACCTTCTCTAAACAGGTGTTGACCAAACAGGCCCGCATTCTTAAATTGTCCAGTGGCATAGAATTGTTTGCCATCGACAATGCGAACCTTTGAGCCTATCTGATCGCCTGTGTCCTTGTCAAAATACGGGTAGTGATGCTTGGTGATTTTACCATCAGGGCCATACTCTACAGTCACGCCATACTTTTGGGCTGTGGCCTGTGAGATTCGCCTATCGGGTATTGCTGCAACTACTCCCGTTTTCTCCAGCTGCTTTGTCACTTTGAGTTCAACCTCTATTGGTTCTCCCGAGGATTTTTGATAGTGTCCGCAGCCTGCCGAGAAGCAGACCGCATGACCATCACTATACCTCGCTAAGTTATCGCGTGAGCCACACGCAGGGCATGGCTCGTGCTTGACAAATGTGGATTCAGACATTAAAAGCCCTCTTCATTGACTCCGAGGTCGTCAGCCTCTTCCAAGACTCGCACTTTCATCATATAGGTGCTAGTGCCATGCACTGGGTGCGGTTGGCCTGCTTTCCACAAGACTTTGACAACAGAGCCACGGCCCAGTGGTCCGCGAAACGGTTCATCGTCCTTGTCTATAATGCTGACAGGGTACTTTGTAGAGAACTTTCGCTGTTTGTTCCCTTCATACTCTCGCAGCTTTACACCAGCTTTGGCAAGTGCTTCAGCTTCAGACTCGTCGACAGTCAAGGTTAGTGAATATTTACCTGTAGATTGTCCGTTGTAAATCTCATGCTCTTCTAGGTTAGCGAATGCAACGGTTCCAGTGGTAATTGACATAACAAAACTCCTAATGTTGCCGCCATCATGGGCAGGCGGCTTAGCCCTTCTAAAGA